CTTAGGATCATCATATCGTGGATTTATAACGCCAGGTTTATAATTTGGATCAGGATAATCAAAACAATCATTACCTTCGTATTCAGTTATGAGTGGATTCACATCTTTTCTTTCAGCATACACATGATAAAAACAATCAATTAGTATTTCACCAGTTAAAAAATCTTGATTTGAACCAAGTTCAATCACTACATATCCACTGTTAAAACTCTCAATTACAAGATCTTGATTCTTACCAATTGGTTGTAATTGAACTGTGATGCTATCCTCATGAACAAGATCTCTCCAATAATCTGGCAATTCAATAATATTTTTACCTTTAAGTCTGCCACGATAATAAACTCCAACTTCAGGGCCTTCAATACACGCATAACGAAGTCGATGACCATCACCCTTTGTTGGATGTTTTATATCAAATGGTTTTGGTCTACTATCTGCAACACCAAATCTGGCTGCTACACTTCGAGGGGAAATAGCATCACATATTATATCTCCCTTTACATGTAAAGGGTCACTTGACCCTCCACTCACTTCCAATCCAAAATCAGTTTTTCCATCACCTCTGATATTAACATTACCATCAGATTGAATTGCTAAATCTGCCTCTATCTTTGGTTGTCTGTCAATCGGACTTTGTATTGCAGGGATTGATGCTACGTTTAGAAAAGCCTCATATCCTCCTGCCAATAAAGACATGGTGGGTTTTCCAATATAGACAGGGCCATTTAGAACCGCAGTTCCAGTCGGTGATATATCTGGTTCAAAATAAGAAACATCATCTGTTCCTACAACTAATTTATCTATTTGTTCTCTGGAGATATTCATTAACCACCCCCACCGAAGCCAGGAAATACATTACCAAATGCTTCGCCAGCTTGATTTGCGATGTCTTCCAACGCATCTCCCACCTGATCAAGACTATCAGTATCTATTTCACTGAATTTTTTCTCTAATTTTTTCTCAATCGCTTTAGTTGCTTGACCTATTTTTGGTTTAATAATACTTGTCGCTTCCTGTAAAGTTTTTGCCATCACACCAAATGCTTCATCAGCCTGACTAGCAACTAAAGTAAAAGCAGATCTCATCTCTGTAAAACCCTCACAAATTAAACACAAATCTTTCGTTGCTTTTGTTGTTATTTTCTCTCCTTGAAGTCTGATATCTGGAGCATCGACATCCACAATGCGATTTGCATTTATATTGAGCACTCCATCCTGACCACCACCCACAGCTTCAATATTAATATTTCTTCCTCTTAATGTTATATCACCATTGTCACACTCTATAATTACATCACCTCTTCTACATTCTATAATCTTTGCTGGAAGTTGAACAACATCACCAGCTTTTCTCACTTTTAGACCCTCACCAAGAACTTCAGTTGATGATCCTGGCGTATATAAAACTGCTTTACCAGTTCCAGGCCCACCTCCTTCAGATTTACCCTGTCCTGTATCAGCATAAAATCCAAAAGTTTGTGCTTCCTGTGTCTGAACCTCGAAATTTGTCATTCCGTGTATAGTGTCCTGACCGCTCTGGAACTGAAATCTTTTATATTTTATTATTTCTGGTTGTTTATTATCTTTTGGTTTTGGCATTTTATTTTGTAATACAATCAATTACAGTTATAACAGCACTCTGAGGTAAATTCCTATCGAAAGGAATGTTAGTATCAGTTAGTTGTGTTGCATCATCAACTTTAGTAAATTTAAGAACTGGGGTCAATTTAGCAAGAGCTCCAGTATCACTATTTATTGTTAAATCTGGAAGTGAAGTAAATCCAAATCCTCCATTTATAACATTTGCTCCCTCAATTCTACCATCAGAAATGATTAATTCAACCTCAGCTTGGCCAGGAATTTGAACTCCATTATTGCTGATACCATCACCAGAAACAAAACCACCAGTTCCAGCACCAGCACCAACACCAGTTCCAGCGCCAACACCAGCACCAACACCAGTTCCAGCGGCATCAGTTACAACATCACCAGTTACATCACCAGCACCTATTATATCACCATCAATTGATGTGTCAACTGTAGGACTTAAAGAATCACCAACAGATCCACCAGTCACCGAAACAGTATCATTATCATCGTATCCAAATCCTGTGCTTTCGACAACAACACTATCCAATGTAGTTACATAAGAAACTGAACCATCATAGTTTGCGTTTGGATCTGGAATTATTTCTTTAACATTCCCATCAAAGTCTGTTTCCGTTGTATTTGGCAAATATTTTTGGCCAGGGCTTGTAATTACAACACCTGTCACACCAAGAGATTCATTTCCATTTGGATCTATAACTCGTCCCATGATCGGATAACCACCAGCGCCAAATCCATTATCACATCCATCAACAAATGAGAGTAAAGGTGGTTCTCTAAATCCAAATCCACTATCACCAATCGCAACACCAATCACTTGTCCTAAAACATTCACAATTGCACTACCAGTTACACCTTGTCCACCACCCCCAATAAAGTCAACTCTAGGTGGCCCACATTTAAGAACATTTGTATCACAATCTGGTTTAGTTGGTAATGCTGGAATTGCATCTTCAAGATTGCTCAAAGTAGAATCTAATAAAGAACTTATTCCCATCTTACTAATGATATCATCAAACTTATCCTCAATTGATAAACCAACTCCACTTTTTGATGAATATGTTGTATTATCTGGACAGTTTTGTGCATCACATTCAAGAGCGTTTGTGATTATGTTTGCGAACTTAATTCCTTTTGAAAAAGTTTTACTTGGTAAAGCGATTCCGCCACCCTGAATATTGTTCAATTGATCAAATAGACCACCCAATTGAGTATCTAAAATATTATTAATCTGTCCGAACATATCACCCAAAAAGTTTTCAATACCACATGTAGGAACATCTAATACTTGACCGATCATATTTTCCAAACTTTTGGAAAGATAATCTAATAATTCATCCTGTATTTTTTCAAAATTACAGAACATCACATCGGTTAAATCTTTAGTTGCTTTTCCAGCGGGTGCTCTTAAAGGCAACGGAGTTTTATCTTTTAAAGTTTTCGATAATTTATCTAATGTATCATTTATAACCCAAGAACGGCCACGACGGACTATTCTTGACATAGAATTTTGGAGTTTATTTGCTGTTAATTTTACCTCCGATTGCATATCAACAATGCCACCGTAAATTGGATTTACAAATACGTCAGATGAATTTAATTTTTGAAGGGTTTTTAGTTTTTGGGTAAAATCCTTCATTGTATTTGTTATCTTTGATAACTCATTATCTTGACATGCAGTGGCATTATCAACTCTAATATTTGTAGCCTCATTAAATTGATCTTGTGAAGTGGTTTTTTTCTTTCCAGCACCAGCAGCTGTAACAACTCCACCAGACCACTCAGTTTTTCCATTCTCTCCAGAATTGTAAGTTACATGTTTACCAGCAGATGCTCTTACCGCTGGTGGTGTGTAAGGTTTAAAACAAGTTTGTTTCTTTGCATTAAACTCTGCGTTTGTTAGTTTATCCTTGATGAAAGTTTGTTTAAATAATGTTCCAAAGATAACTGGCTGTTGACCATCATCACCATCGAAGAAAAATCCAACCACAACTTCTCCACCTTGATACTGCATTGATTGTCCCTGTCCGCCAGTTGTTGAGGTATTTGGTGGTAATAAAACATGAGCTAAAGGTAGATCCTCATCTTTTAGATCATCCTCACATCCATGATATCCAACAATGCGAACACGACACCGATGTGAATAAATTTCTTTATCATCTTCAGCTTCTTTCTTTTCTAAGGAATCTCCCCACTTTCCTTTCTCTGGATCAGTCACTTGACCGATCCACCACCGCATTGGATCTTTTCCTATAAAATTAGTTGATGGTTGATACATCTATTAGTCGTCGTAAATTAAACACTCAGGTTCATCTGGATGGTTGTCACAGAATAATTCTAAGGCATTTGGATCGTGATGATCGCCTGCTGCAATCTCTTCCTTGTGATGCTCTGCATATTCCTCTAATTCATGCAACTCCTCTTTAGCATGTCTTCTTGCTGCTGGGTTTGCTTGTGGATCATCGATAATTTTCTTATCGTGTTCCATATGGTCTTCGATTGATTTCATAAGATTAGCTATTTTTTACTATTTAAGCGGTGAAGACATCACGAATTAATTTAAGTTGTGTTTCAGCACTACCACCACCAATTAGATGTCTTAATTCTGATAATAAGTATTTACCACTAGGATCATTCGTTCTCTCATTTCCATAAGAATCTGTTTTAGAACCTTCATCATCCTTTTTGACTGGTAATTTAATATTAATCACATCACCAGCCCTCAAAGTCGTATTTAATGGAATTGAGATATTTATAGACTGTGAAAATAATAAGTTATTCCTAACATAAGACTTATTTTGATAAACGGCAAGCTCACTTAATGGTTGAACTTCATCTTTCTTCGCACCCTTTTGTGCAACTCCAAAATCATTTACACGAAGCATCAATCGAGTTGGAAAATCCTCAATACCATCTAATAATTTAGGTGGTTTTTTTAAATCTAATTGAGAAATTTTAAAATCAACCTCTTCAAATGTTTGATTCTCAATATCAATATATAAAGTTCGATTGGCGTACATTCCCATTCTCATGTTCATGCCAATATCATTTGTTTGATTTAAATTATTTTGTAAAATTTTGAAGAAACCTTGATCGCCAGGTTTATCTGTTTGAGTATATGTGATTGGTTCTTGTTCCAATAAACTCTTAATTGATTTAAAAACATAACCATCCAAAGTCTCATAAAATAAAAAACCAAAATCTTTTGATGATGATTGAGTTTTTGGACATAACCATTGAATTGTATCAAAAGGTCTTTTTAAATTACCAACAAATGAATATGAGTTAAGGGCATCATCTTTTTCCAATTCCTTAGAACTTTGAATTCCTTTTTTATCAGATCCTTCTCCATTAGTTAACAATTTGCTTACAGTCTCAGAAACATTACCAGTATATTTTTTATTCACCCTTGCGGTTTCATTAATGATTGATTCAACTGAAACAAACTCCAGAGTTGCAACCTGTTTATTTGTCTCAGTTATCATATTTCTCACAGAGTTGAGTATCAACTTTTGTTTTTTAGATGTGATTTTAAATTCATCAACATCCCCATCCTTGACTGTCAGATCAATATACTCACCACCAGTGATTCCTTCTCGACCTATAACTTGATCTATATCAATAAAAGTGACAGTCATCGAAATTGATGGACTTTCTATACTTTCATAATAATCGATAATAGGATTTCCAAGACCTAGTTCATAGGGTTCTTTTAGAGAAGAACTCTCACTAGGCATCAACATGCATTTGGTTATAAGAAATTTAGCTTCTGACATTAGGTTATCATTCTAGCGACTTCTGGTGGTAATTCTGTCTCGTTAATGGATAAGAATTGATTTTTACTCGACTTGATAAAAGCCACAGGACTTGATGTTTTCTTTATTGATGCGATAGTAGTTTGTGCTGGTTTACTTTGAACTAGTACACTACTATTCTGATCTCTATTATCAATTCCTGATTCATAGGTGGCGACATTTACTAATTTATCAGCTGTTTTTAAATTTTGTTTGAGTGATAAATCTAAATCATTTTCTTTAGGTGCATTTTCAATCAACCCTCCCACATCACCATATTTTGGCGCCCCCTTAGTTTTATTCCCCTGACGTTTATTATAATCTGTTATGGCTTTATTGATGATCTCAGCATCCGCACCACCCGAATCAATATTTCTTGTTTCAACTCCTATTTCTCTTAGTGCTACTTCTAATTTATTCTTTCTAGCTATCTCCTTTCGTGTAAGGTCATCTCCATTTCCTTGGGAAGCAGCTTTTTCTTTATCAACAAGTGATTTATACTCTTTTGATATTTTAATTATCTCTTCTTTTGTATAAGTCTTTCCCACTTTTAATTTAATTCTCTCATCATTATCACCACTTGCCTCTTTTCTCAGTTCTCCTGATATGTCTGTCTTTCCAGTTTCTTCTGCAATTGCAGACTCCTCTTTTATTCGATTTGCTTCTTCATTAAACTCCTTTATCTCCTCATTGATTTCTTCCTTACCACCACCCTCTTCTATTTCCTCATTGGTTTCTTCCTTACCACCATCATTTTTTTGATCCTCAACCAACCCCTCTTTCTTAAGAGTATCAGTCATGTCAGTTTCTACAGTGGAATTTGTCGCGCCCATATTGGAATCAGAACTGACACCTGTGTCACCACCTCCTTTACCACCCTTAGAGAAGAAATCAAGTATTTTTGAACCTAGAAAACCACCCACTGCTAGAAATGGACTAGCAAACTTTATACCTTTAAATATTTTACCAATGATAGGTGCTGTTGTTAATGGAGAAAATAACTTTGTAACTAAACCTCCAAGAAACTTAAAACTTGATGTAACCGCAGTTTTAAGTCCAGTTCCAATAAGGGGAAAAAGTTTTGTCTTTGCAAGGAGAAGTAGTTTTGGTAAGATGACAGGAGCGATGTATTTAAGAGCAAAACCTCCAACCATCAATCCACCTAAAGTTTTTATGAGTCCACCAAGAAAACTTCCACCTCCTCCTTTTGATTCTGTTGGTTTGACTGGTTCTTTCTGTGGGCCTTGTTGACCCATCGCAGTGGCTCTCTCAGTCATCTGTCTTTTTTGTTCCGCATCCTCAGCTTCTAAACGTCTATCCTCTTCACGATCTGCTTCCAGCTTTTTCTCTACAATTATATAATTTGCAATATCTCTAATTTTTGTCTGCATCGCTTCTATCGAAATTGATAGACTCTCGATTAATGATTTTTGATTGCTAATAACACCTAAGTTTGAATTTGCTCTTGATAAGGCAGAATTAGCTATCTGTTCAACAGAATTAACTCTCTTGAAAAAGGATTCCAGATTTATTTTTTTATTTTCCTCATCCATATCTTTGAACACCTTGTTGTTGTTGGTTCTTTAGATTTTGTTCCTCAATATATTGCTTTAAAAGAGCGACATAAATTTCTCTCTCCCAAGGCATCATATTTTCGAGTTCCGTCAAGCTATATTTATGGTATTGCATGAGAGCAAAATTGATACGGAAATAAGATTCAAGATCCTCTCTTGCAATACTTAGGCGAAAAAATCAGCCAGACCCTCCAAAACAACACTACCTTTTTCTTTTGTGTTTGGATTTACGACTTCAATTTTATGAGATAATTTGGGCATTGTTGAGAAAAACTTTTCAACCTCTTTATATTGTTTTGAGTTTAATTGTTGTACGAAGTCTAGTCTCTCCTGTGGAGTATAGTCATTAGCATCCCATGCGTCCTCTTGAGTGTAAATGGTATCAATGCAATCAGCTACAACTCTAAAAGTTTTATCAACCATTGTGTCTGCTTCATCATCCACACTAAAATTGTTTTTAACAAATTGATTAAGAGATGGATATTTCATCCGAAGAGTCATCTTGTCATCCAAGACAATATCAGGTTTATGACCTTTTTGTTTTTGAACTTTAATTTCATCAACATAAATTGTCACTGGAACCTTTGTTTTATTATCATCAGGACAGGTGACGGTTAATTTAATATCCTCCCCAATTGATTTAGCTCGAATATTTAAAAATAGAAATTCAATATCAAATGTGGGTAGATTATCAACATCAACTCCCTTTGTCAAAATACATTTCTTCAAAACGTCTGTCACAGCGTTTGTAATCTCATTTTCATTTTTTGACTCAAGAGCAATAATCAATATTTTTTCTTCTTTCACAAGAAAGGGTCTATATTTAACTCTTTTACTTGATGATGGCAACTTCAACTCGTAGGTTGGAGTTTCAATGGTTGGTAAGGGCATAATATTTGATTCAGTATTTTATATAGGGAAGTTATCTTGACATGTTGTTATAAAAACCAGTTCCAATATCTTCACTGTTAGTATTCATAACTTGTCGTGGATTATCAATATCATTTTGTTTTTGTACATCAAGACGGTCTTTAGTATCATTCGTGTTTATGATGTCATCGACTGAATTAACAACAGTACGATTATGTACTGCATTTTTTGTATAAGTTGAAAAAAATCTGTCGTAAGCAAACTGTACAGTACATCTTAACACATTTGAGTCACCATAGGCAACTCTCATTGATGTTAAATTAGATGGCCATACATTTTTAAATTTAAATTGTGCATAATGTGATTTATAAGATATCTCTTTGGTGAGTCCTTGATTGAATGCATCTGGATCATCAAAATCCCTCCCTCGTATATCAGTTCCAAAGCTACCACGACCACGACTACGACCAGTAATAAAAGAGTCTCTCTCAAACTTAGTAATGCTAATATCTTCTTTGTAATCCTCTGGATAATTAAATCGTGAGTATGCTCGCGATGTTTCTAAATCTGTAAAAATTGGATTGATATAAGACATCCAGCTATCTAAAACTTGTATTATCACCTGATCTGCATCACAATAGAAAACTAAGTTTAGTGGCGGAAAATTTCTTAAGTTAGGAAATTCTTCCTGAATGCCCTGATGATGTCCAACTGCTGTTGACGGAACAAAACTCGTGCCTGGAATTTCAGCCTGTGTACATAGAAGAGACATTTTTTTCCTAAAACCCCTGCTTTGAGTTCGATTTTTATTAATTGATCCTAACCATCTATCCGATTTTCCAAAAGAAAAAGTAACCTCATAGAAAGTGTCAAGAGATGGTCTTGCAATAGTGTCTCTAATATCTAAAATATTATTTTCATTAGGGTTTGATCCAAATATATCAGTTCTTTTCGGGAATCCCATGTTCTTAATAAATAAGTTTGAGTTGTTATTACTATATATGAGCTATAAAGGGATATACCGACCCTCTAATCCTAAAAAATATAAAGGAGACTCTCAAAATATTATTTATAGGTCTCTTTGGGAGAGAAAGTTCATGAATTACTGTGATTTGAATGAGAATATACTTGAGTGGGCATCAGAAGAATTTTGGATACCATATAAAGACCCAACAACCAATCGTGTTCGTAGATATTTTCCAGACTTTTTTATTAAATATAAGGATAAAGATAGCAATATTCGCAGATCAGTGATTGAAGTAAAACCCATGAGAGAGACTAAAGAACCGAAAGCAACGAAAGGAAAATCAAGAAAAACATTAATAAATGAGTCAATCACATACGCCAAGAATCAGGCAAAATGGAAAGCAGCGAGGGAATTTTGTGATGATCGTAAATTAGAGTTTAAAATTATGACTGAAAAAGAACTAGGAATCCGATGAGTATTCTACAGAGAATATTAAATAAAGTGAGTGGTCAAGTGAGTGAGGAATTCTTTCGAGGACAATTACTCGAAGAACTCGGATCAACAAACTTTGATAGTGATGCTGCGGATACAGCAGGATTTGCGCCTGGACAATTATATTTTTTTACATACTCAGCACAGACTAAACAACCATATTATGACATGTATCCTCTCGCATACGTGATTGAATATCAAACAGGTGGATTTTTGGGGTGCAATCTACACTATGTTCGTTTAACTCAAAGAGATGAATTAGCAATAAGCTTACTAAATAACTCTGCTCAGGGTGCAGTTGCAGTTCCTCCTATAACTCTACATAAATATCTCTATACTGGCGTGAGAGGAACACCATATCGTATTCCCAATAGTGAATGGTCGGACGTAGCACAATTACCGACTGAAAAATTCGTTGATATGAGAGGAATTCCAGTTCCAAGAGACCGAATTTATAACAAAGTCTAATGTCCTTAATAAAAAGTCGTCCATTTTTAATAAACAATGAGTCAATTAGTTTTGATAATCTTGGCGGAAAACTTATTGGAATTAATAAAAAAAATGCACAGGGTTTATTTGAACCCGTTGATAATTCATCGGTTGAATTTAATACTTTTAAAGATAGTGAACAATCATTAGATGCTTTTAGAAAAGCAGTTTATGGGCCTAATAAAGATTCATATCCAGATTCAATTGAGGTTGCAAGTGATGAAGAATTAACAAATTATTTTGAAGATTCGCAGAAAAAATTTAACAACGAACAATTTGTAACTAATGATTTTGAAAAACCAAAATCAATTGCATACTCAACTGGTAGGGGAAGAGATGATTATGATCAAGGTGATATTGGAAGAAATTTCTTAGGAGGAAGTAAATCAATCCGTGGCCCTTTAATGAAATCAGATAGTGAGATTTTAGCATATCCTTTAGATATCGATCCAAATCAGGATCACTTTAAAATTTCAAGGTATGACTATCGAAGAGCAACTATAAATCAAAGTAAATCTGCAAGAAAAGTAAATGAAACAAATGTTGCTGGTGACAGTGTAAAAGGTAGCAAACTTATGGGAAGTATTTTATTACCCATGCCGAAAGCAACAGATGTAAACGGTGTTGAATGGGGTAAGAGTGAATTAACTCAAACTGGACTTCTCGCTCTTGGTGCAGCTGAAAAAAGTCTTGGTTTTATTGATGCTTTATCTGGCAGAGCAAATCCCAGTGGAAAAAGCTTTGAGGATAAAATGCTAGATGCACGAGCAAAAAGAAGTGCTGGTAGAAATGCAGGACAAGGATTCTTTGAAAGCCTTGGCGGGTTAGGACAGGCAAAAACTGTCCAAACTGTAACTGATATTGTTGGCACTGCTCTCGGAGGAGAAATTGATGCAGACACAGTTTTAGCAAGAACTGGTAGGGGAGTACTAAATCCAAATGCAGAAATGTTATTTCAAGGGCCTGTCATTCGAGACTTTGCATTTAGTTTTGTTATGATTGCAAGAAGTGAAAAGGAGGGTGAAGAAATTAGAAAAATCATTCATTTTTTAAAGAAGGGGATGGCTCCTAAATTTAGAAATACCACTTTCTTAGCAAGTCCTGATATATTCATTCTAGAATATAAAAATGGGCCAAAGGCAAAAGATCATTTAAAAACGGTAAATAGATTTAATCCAGGCGGTCTTGCACTAACAACTATGAATGTTGATTATGCTCCAAATGGTTACTGGTCTGCATATACAGATTCACAACCAGTTGCACTTAAAATGGATCTCAATTTTACCGAACTCCGACCAATATACGAAGGAGATCAGACCTTAAGCGAATTAGAAGGCACCGTAGGATACTAACATGACATACTCAGGATCACCAAACAGTTATTTTAGACAACTTCCAGATCTCGATTATCCATCATTAGCGAATGATCGAAATTCCATATATGATTATCAAGTAGTTAAAAATATATTTAAACGCGCCGTAATGCGTGATGATATTTTTGATTCAGTTATTGCTTTTACAAAATATTCCGTTCAAGATGATGAAAGACCTGATCAAGTTGCATACAATTTTTACCAAGATTCTGGTCTTGACTGGGTTATACTAACCACAAACAATATCATTCATTTAAGAGATGAATGGCCAATGGGCAATCAAGACTTTTTAACTTATCTTAATGCAAAATATACAGATCAAGAATTATCAAACATTCATCATTATGAAACTAAAGTTATAAGAGATTCATTAGGCAAATTGATTCAACCAGAAGGTCTAACTGTTCCAGAAAATCATTCAATTACCTTCTTGGATAATGGATCTTTAAGAACTATCTCACGACTCACATCAGTCTCTTTTCTAGAACATGAAACAAATTTAAATGATGCAAAAAGAAATATTGATGTTTTAAAAATCGAATTTTTAAATCTATTTCTTGAGAATTTTAGAGAAATTATGAAATATAAACCATCAAGACAATTTGTATCAGAGGATCTCAAAAAAACTGAAAATCCACGTATAATTTCACCATAAAAAAAGAGGTCGTTTTGAGCGACCTCTGGCGTAAAAAATGGCCCGAAATTTTTTTCGGGATATTTTCTAATTTTCAGCTAATTTTGCAAAATAGCTAAGTGCATCCTCCTCATCTTCATCTGGATTCACAGATGATGGGGTTGTGTCAACAACTGCACGTTCTTCGTTTACGGTTTCGACAAATTCTTCATTTGCAACCTCTGGATCTTGTCTCTTTGGTGCAATAGTTAGACCAAGAACATAATCAAGTCTCTTTTTAAGATCCTCATATGATTTAAACTGATCTGGAGCAACAATCTCAGCGAGTGAGTGTTCCTGTTTCCAGACTGCCTCCATTGCATCGTCATCATCAAAGAGTGGCTCAGGAGCAGCAAACTCTGATGAGTCATAGTTCCAATATCCAGCAACTTTTTTAATTTTGATTTTGAAGTTTGCACCCGCCCAGAAATCAAATGGATTGATTGGAGTCTCATCTTCAAACTCAGGTTGCATCGCAGCAGTTATCTTGTCAAAGATTTTCTTTCCGTATCTGAATAAGAATACTTTACCTTCATTTGAAGGATTTGATGGATCTTTTACAACATAAACATTACTGTAGTAAGATAACTTACGTTTCTGTTTTCTTGCAACTTCCTTATCTGAATCAACACCTGAGTTCCAGAGCTGTGAATTATACTCTGATACTGGATCCTTTGATCCGAGTGTTGTTAATGAATTCTCAATATACCAACCACCAGTTCCTTGGAACGCATGAGTGTAGAGTTTTGCCCAAGGCAAATCTTCTCCATCTGGTGCAGGGAGAAATCTGATTACTGCATAACCATTTCCTGCTTTATCAACTTCTGGTTTCCATAAACGATCATCTACACCATTTGAACCTTTGTTCATTTTTTCAACCTGACTGACAAGTTTTGCAGTCAGAGAGCCAAGTGAAGATTGTTTTTTTAGATTAGAAAAAGACATTAGATTTTATTTGATTTTATTTGATTAAGGGTGGGAGGTTGGATTCCTGTGTACCAACAAGACAGGGGCATTTCTACAGTAGAAAGACCTATCTGCCTACGTCCTACTTGGTTGAGTAGTTCTGCCATTCCTGACAGCGAGCACCACCTCTGACGTATCACCTTAACTAGCAAAATGCCAGTAAGTTTATTCAGTCACTCCCATTGTCGCGTCCGACAAATGTATTATAACACGTTACTATTTATTGTCAAGCGTCTCTTTTAATTGTCTGATTTGTCCTTTTAATTTATCAAACATCTGTTCTACAGTCGCACCTCTAGGCATGCCCATTTGTCTTAGAGAATCTCTCATATTCTCAGCAACTAACAATGCATCCTCATCCTCTGAGAGTTTACATCGGAAATACATGAGCTTTTGTTTTTCTAACAATTCCTCGATTAACTCAAGCTGTTCCAGTTCATTATCCTCATACCCAGTGATGGGCGCAAAAGCAGTATCAATGATACTAGTTTCAACTAGATCTTGAAGTTCTTTTATATCTTCGAGACTCTCCTTGACTATTTTAGAGTCGAAAAAATCACTCATTTGATAACTATCTCCTTGAGGGTTTGTTTGTACTTTACGAGGTTAATATTATTTAACAAAAAGGGTTTATACTTATCAAGTTTCATGCTAACGGTTTTCCACACAAAGTCATCCAGCTTAGCATCAAAGTCTTTTTTATATCCTAACAGTCCATCAAGTATCACTAAAGTTTCAACAGTGACACTCTTCTTTAAATGTTCTTTTACAATTATTGGATGTCTACCATTTTTACAATCAAATAAAGAATTAAATTCTTTGCCATCACAAAGGTCTGTCATCTCTTGGCGAAAAAGATAATTTAAACTTTGTATCCTTTTCTTCCAAGCATTATATTTATCCTCACCAGTTTCTATGATTTCTCCAATCCACATTTTTTGTGGATCATCACACTGAGAAAAAATGGCAGTGAAGTAATCTACAATGTCCTCATCTTTCTTTTGACGAGACATTTTTTCAAAAAAATATTTATCCTT